AGAGCTGTTGACCTACACATAGGTTATGAAGGTTCTAAAGATAAGTTCAGTTACTATGTTCAAGGCGGTCCATCTCTTACAGCTGTTGCTGATGTTGATGGTTCCGAAACAGAACTATCAGGTAAAGTCGGTGGTAGCTTTCAAGTAAAAGAAAAGATTGCACTATATGGTGAGATCTCAACAGCTACTAATGGTGACGAGGATCGTAACTATGGTACTAAGTTAGGAGCTAAGTATAGTTTCTAATGTCTCATCAATCAAAAGGTAATCCAGCTTATGTGACGTCGTACCGTCTTCAAACAGACGCACATCACAATAAGCCAGAGGAGCACCAAGAAGAAACAGAAACTAAACCTAGTGAAAAAGATTAATGAATTATGGCTAGTAGTCTTTATGGCTCTAGCCTTCTTCATTCACGTGGAAGTACTACATGTTAACTTCCATAGCAGAGAGATACCTCAGTGTCGGACCTCTCTGTAATTTGGCTTTTGACCCTTACGAGGATACTCATCAGCCGTCTAGACGGTGGGATAGACCACAAAACTTCGAATTAAAATTGCTAGCGATGATGATTTATACATTCAATACATTTTAAAATACATATAAATGGCACATCAAAATAGTAACGAGCCGTTAGCTGACTTAACGCGCCCCGGCTCGCTCAATGGTGCGTCCGATCAAAGAGCTTTGCTACTTAAGCTGTTCTCTGGAGAGATGTTTAAAGGCTTCCAGAACAATGCTATAGCAAGGGATCTTGTAATGAAGCGTACCCTTAAAAATGGTCGCTCTTTACAGTTCATCTACACAGGTCGCACCACTGCTGAATTCCACACACCAGGAAACAGCATACTAGGTAACTCCGACGGAGCACCACCAGTCGCAGAAAAGACAATCACATGCGACGACCTACTAATCAGTTCAGCTTTCGTTTACGAATTAGACGAGACTCTTACTCACTATGAATTAAGAGGAGAGATCTCTAAGAAGATTGGTTATGCACTAGCTGAAAAATATGACCGTCTAATCTTCAGAGCTATCACTCGTGGAGCAAGAGCTAAGTCTCCTGTCATGAAGTCTAACTTCGAAGAGCCAGGTGGAACACAGATTCGTGTTGGTACAAATGCTGATGCTAATGATGCTTACAGTGCAACTGCACTTGTTAATGCATTCTATGATGCAGCTGCTGCACTAGACGAAAAAGGAGTTAGTTCTGAAGGCAGAGTGGGTGTATTAAACCCTCGCCAATATTATGAATTGATCCAACAGGTTGGTGACAATGGTCTAGTTAACAGAGACTCACAAGGTACATCCCGTCAGAAGGGTAATGGAATTGTAGAGATCGCTGGTATCAAGATCTACAAGTCTATGAATATCCCATTCCTAAGTAAGTATGGTACAAAGTACACACCTTCATCAGGTAATGACGATACTGTAGATACTAACGTAGCTGATCCTGGTAACACAGGTGATTTCGTTGCACCAGGCATTGAAGATGGTCGTAACTCTGTTGACGGTATTCATAACGAATATGGTCAAGCATCTAACTTTGCTAACTCTTGTGGACTTATCTTCCAACGTGAAGCTGCAGGTGTAGTAGAAGCTATCGGACCACAAGTTCAAGTCACATCAGGTGATGTCTCCGTGATTTATCAGGGTGATGTTATTCTTGGCCGCCTTGCAATGGGTGCAGACTACTTGAATCCAGCTGCTGCTGTTGAACTTTTCGCAGGTACTGCTACAAAGCCAGCTCAGTTTGGTACTGTTCAGACTGCAACCAACAACGCTGGTTATCAGTAAACAATATTTCTTTATTCACATGGGGAGGCTTCGGTCTCCCTTTTTTTATTCACATAACTTATGGCAATCCCTAATTATTCGTATATCGATACAGAACTATCCGCAATAAATACAATCTTGGGGACTATTGGTCAAGCCCCTATTCAAGGTATTGATCTAGAAAACCCAGAAGTTAATCTTATCTATAACATTCTTCAAGATGCATCATTAGATGTACAAGCTGAGGGATGGTCATTTAATAGAGAAGAGCATATAACAGTTGTACCAGATACAAATGGTTTTATAGAGATACCTGCTAACGCATTACATTATGATATCAGTGATGGTCAATCACTAAGAACGAAAGACGTTACCATTAAAAATGGTAGGCTTTACGATAAAGTAGAACATACAGATGTCTTTACAAGCTCAGTCGAGATAGATGTAGTATGGCAATTTGGCTTCGATCTTGACCTTGCTAACAAAGCTGAGGTAGGTCATTCAATACCAGCAGTTTTTAAAAGATACATAATTGCTAAAGCAAGTACCAGAGCTGCAACACAACTAATCACTAACCCAGACTTAGCACAAGTTCTTGCTCAACAAGAAGCAGTAGCTAGGTCAATTTGTATGGAATATGAATGTAATCAAGGTGATCATAACTACTTAGGTATGGGTCATAACAGTTCATATAAAACATATCAACCTTATCAAGCACTATCTAGAATCTAATGGCTGGAGTAACTCAGACAATACCAAACTATATACAAGGCATCTCACAACAACCTGATGAATTAAAAATACCAGGACAAGTTAATGATGCTTTAAACGTTCTACCTAATATAACTAAAGGATTAGAGAAGAGACCTGGGTCTGAGTTTCTTTCAACTTTAGATATACATGGAGATCAATTAACTTCAGGGAAGTATTTTATTATTGATCAAGAAGAGAAGTTCATAGGACGTATTGATAAATCAGGTGTAATACAGATTTGGGATTTACAAGGTAATGAGTATGAAGTTTGGCAAGAAAAACATACTATATACTTTGATCCTGATAACCCTGCTGAAGATGAAATCGGTCCAACTTATGTTAGACGAGATCCATATACATATAAACCAAAAGGCAAGAACTGGGTTAATTGTTTTCTATCTCAGACTTGGATGGATCTTTCTGTACAACAAATCAACATAACGAACGCTGGATCAGGATATACATCTGCACCTTCTGTAACTATATCTGCACCTTTATCAGGTGGTACACAAGCAACAGCAACAGCAACAGTAGTTGATGGAAAAGTTACTAGTATTGAGATAACTAATAAAGGTAAACTTTATGGGACTGCGACAGTAACGATAGCTGCACCTTCATCTGGTACTACAGCAACTGCTACTGCAGCTTTATATAAACCTTACTTAGAACATACTGGAGAGGACTCTATTCAGGTATTAAATATAAATGATTATACATTTATAACGAATAGAGAGAGACGTACTGAGATGAGTAATATAACACGTGATACTTGTGTTGATGATTCCATGTTGGATTCAAGTGCAACACGTGGAGGTCATGAATATAAAAAGACGAAGATGCCTGGAGAAAGTACGATTTTGTATCACGGAAATAGACGACCAAAGGAAGCATATATAGAGTTAAAGCAAATAGCATATAACAAACAGTATGGTCTTAACTTTCATGAGAAAGGTGGTGAACAAAGAAGTATATCTAGAGCTACAAAATTAAGTGTGCAATGGTGGGGAACACCTGTTACTGGTACAACTTTCCCGACTCTTACAAAGGGACCAAAGAATGAGATTCAAGATAAAAATACGTCTGCTGCAGTAGCTGCTAATGCAGATGGTACAGTTACAGAGCGATGGGCTGCAAACCCACCTAATGAAACCAAAGATGGTGCTTGTAGATATACTGCTAGAGAAATATTTACTATTAACCCAACTGGAAAGTCTTACTTAGCTGGAGATGACTCAGATAGGAATAAGTACGGACCACTACAATCTGATCCTGAGAATAGTTTTGAAGGGATTACTGCAACATCCTTGCCTTATCACAGTGGTAGTCTTTGTAAACCTTACCCTATGGATTTTTCAAAAGATTCTAATAGTGGTCAAATACTGAATTATCAAGACAAGTTAAACTTAAGATTTGAACTAAAAAATACTGGTACTCCTAAAGCAGTAGAGGACGAATATCATTGCGACTACAATGTAGAGGTTAAGCTTTTACATGGTGGAGAAGGTTGGAAGAAAGGTGACTTTTTCTTTGTTGTTATGGGTGGTTCAGATATAAAAATTTCAGATGCTCCAAATTATGCAGATCCATCTGCAACCAATTATAAGATAATGGTTACTGATCATGAAGTAATAGGTTATGAAGCAAGTCTTGGAGCAATAAGACCTGAACCTACTTCAGCTTCAGCTGATGAGACAATAACTGCTGATGGAATTTTAGAATCTATTATGGCTGAATTTGATAGGAAACTGAATCCTAGAGATATGAAATCAGGTTATGACTATACAAGTAATAATCCAAGAACAGGTGAAGGTTGGCCATGGTCTGCTAAAAGAATAGGTAATGGTATTTATTTTAGGATGTATACCAGTGATAAAATAAATGGAGTAGCAGATACTGAATATCCAAACGAACTAGATTGGACTGTAACAGCATCAGATTCTAAATTAATTAATGTACTTACTGATGAAGTCAATGATGTAGGTGATCTACCTACCCATTGTAGACATGGTTATGTAGTGAAGGTGGTGAATAGTACATCTGATAAAGATGATTATTACTTACAGTTTAAATCAAACTCTGCACCTGACGATGGTATAGGGGTTTGGGAAGAATGTGTAAAGCCACGTAGTCGTACAGAATTTGCAGCTGATACAATGCCTCATCAGCTAGTTAAGGTAAATGCTAGAGGAACTAGACCTAAACACTTTGAACTGAAACCAATTGATTGGCAAGGTAAAATTGTTGGTGATGATAACACTAATCCTAGTCCTAGTTTTATATTCAACCCTCACTATTCCAAATTTAACGCTGTTTTATCAAAGGCTTTTGGAGAGGATACTTATGATCTTGTAGCTGGTTATCCAATACAGAACTTAGCCTTCTATAGGAATAGATTAGCCTTATTAGCTAACGATAGTATTATTCTTTCTCAACCTGGAGATGACTTTAATTTCTGGGCTAAGAGTGCAATGACTATCAGTCCTGCAGATAGCATCGATCTATCAGTGGGAGATACAAAACCCGCTACTTTAGTACATAGTATATCTACACAAAAGGGATTACTTCTATTTAGTAAAGAGAAGCAATTCTTACTGACTACAGATAATGATGTCTTATCACCTGAAACAGCTAAGATTCAAAGTATATCCACATTTAATTATAATACTTTAGTTGAACCATTTTCATTAGGTACGACAATAGGTTTTGTTAATAACGTAGGAAGTCATACTAAGTTTATGGAGATGACAAACATCTCAAACCCATCACAAACAGAAGTTATAGAACAAAGTAAACTTGTATCCTCTTTACTACCTACTACTATTAATTCAGTAGCTGAGTCAAAAGAAGATGGACTAGTTCTATTTGCTACTAGTGATACTAATGAAGATATCTATGGTTATAAATGGTTTAATACTGGAGAGAAGAGACTACTAGCTTCTTGGTTTAGATGGAAGATGCATGGTAATACAATATTCCATGCTCTTGTTGATGGAATTTATTATGCAGTTATTAGAGTTGATAACCAAGATATACAACTACAAAAGATTGATCTAAAGAATCAACCAAAGTTAGATTCTCAATTAGTTGATTATCCTCTTCATATGGATAACTTATTACCACTAACAGGACAGACTTATAGTTCATCTACTAAGCTAACAACCTTTAGTCAACCTGAGAACTTTGTTGTAGCAGGTAATAAGAAGTTTACTATCTTTGCTACAGCAGGTCCAATGAAGGGACAAGCTGATTATCCAATATTAAGTGAAGGTAGTGATTTTACAGTTAAAGGAGATTGGTCTACATCTACTGTATATGCAGGTTATACCTATGATATGAAGGTTGAGTTTCCAGTACCTTATCTTAAGCAATCAGAAGGTGATGCAGTAAGATCTGATACAAGAGCATCAACAATTATACATAGAGTAGATTTAAACTTAGGTCCAACTGGTTATCACCAAACAAGACTAAAAAGAAAGAGACGTAATGATTGGATACAGAACCATGAAGCAAGTTTAAATTATGGTTTTGAAGAGAATCGTTATCTTTTCTTAGATAGTACAAAAACAACTATTCCAGTTTATGCAAGGAATGGAGATTTTAAATTGTCTTTAGAGTCTAATCATCCATCACCTTGCACATTATATTCATCCTTTTGGGAGGGAGATTACAATCAAAGATATTATAGAAAAGTCTGAATATATCCATGACGTAACACCAGAGGCTGCATTAGAAGTAGCCTCTAACTTGCGTCCAGATGATCGCAGAGAAGTCGTAGAAGGTCATGGGCTAGATCCTATGTTGTCGATACCTTTCATGTCACTGACAGGCTTCTGTAAGTCATTTACCGTGCCAAACGGCAGGACTGCTGGATTGGTAGGTATTCAGGATGGTGGGCTTGTGTGGATGTTAACCACATCAGCTATCCACGACTACCCAATAACATTTGCTAGAGAAGCAAAACGTTTCATTGAATCAAGAGATGATCCATTACTTTGGAACATTGTTGATAAAAGAAACACTGTACATTTAAAACTTTTGAGATTCTTAGGTTTTAAATTTATCCGTGAGATCACTTACGGACCAAACAATTTATCCTTTATAGAATTTTGCCGTGTGTCATCCAATAGCAGGAGCAGTAATTAGTGGAGTTGGTTCCGTTTTTCAAACGATGGAACAGCGTAAAGCTGTTGCTGCTAAAAACGAAGCTAATCAAATAGCTACAAATAATAGAAATAAAATTAAGATTTCAAAGCATAATGAAGATAAAGCTAATCAATCTAAAATTCAGGATGCTAATAAAGCCAGTGTAGTGGCTGCAATTGGTGGACAGGATTTACATGCTTATCAATTATCATCTGAACTATCTCAACGAAACGTCAACTCATTAATGAAAATAATGAGTAATGCTGGAGGCATGGAAAGTTTTGGAAATACTGCATCTAGACTTAGAAATAAATCTTGGCAGATTGAAGGTAAGGCTATGTCTAATGCAGCTGCAGCGTTTTCACGTGGGCTTGAACAGACTGAACTTAAGAAAGAAGCTTTATCATCTCAGTATAATGCCAACATAAGAACAGGTAGTCCACTAATACTTGAATCTGATCCAATACCTCAACGTGCTCCAAGTCTATTACCTACGTTCTTAGGAGCTGCAGGTAAAACATGGGATGCATATGAAGCAAGTAAACCAAAAATAGATCCGTTAGCCTAACCATGAGAGATACATCATTTTATAACACCTACATTCAAAACATAAACAACAGACAGCAGCAAGAATTAAACGCCATTGATTCTAACCTTTCTAACGTTGTACAGCCTTGGGTAAATCTATCTAAAACTGCTTCTAACATTGCTTTTGACGCGGGTAAAAGAGGACAGGAAAGAGCTGAAGTCCGAGGTAAAATGAAGATACATGAGCTTCAGGAATTCACTCCAGAGCAATACAAGGAACTAAGAACAAATGAAGAGAAGTTTAGTAAAGCACATAGTGAGATAAATGCAGAGGCTGTAAAGTTAAGAAATCAAGGTGTTCGTTATAACGTCATTGACGAGATAAGAAAAATGTCTCCCTGGGAGCAATTTGGAGCTGCTAAAGAAGCTGCTAAATTATCAGGTGAGATGTATGGTAGTTGGCTAGAAAATCAATTAAATAATAATGAAACATTAGAAATTGATTTAACAAGCCAAGGTGGTAGAAAATTTAAACTTAATGAGATTGAATCAGCTGCTGAGTTAAAAGCAGCCTTAGCTGACTTAAGAGAAGATTACTATTTATTTAGTGGTCTTAATGAAATTAATCCTATTATTGTTGATGATAACGCTTGGGAGAATATCAAGAAAGCAGAAGGTGCATTAATTAAATCTAAGGAGACAGACGATAGGATTAAACAAGGATTTATTGATACGGATAAGGCTAGAGTAGCTTTTGAAAACGGTGGTAAGTATGTTGATTATTTAAATGCTTTAGCTGCTACCTATGACGATAAAGGTAAAGATAGGAACTATGGTGACGCTAGAAAGATAGCAGAGAAAACATTACAGGCATTAGCTGATGATGAAGATTTTTCTTTTGGAGATTTTAAAGATCTTGTCGATAGAATAGCTGACGAAGAAGCTCCTCATATGAAGAAGAAATATAGTGAGTTCGATAAGAAATGGATTAGTGGTCTATATGACATGAATGAGGATGCATGGACAAAGATCGAGGATCGAAAAAATAAACAACGAGATCAAGTTTATGGTTCCTTTGAAAACGAATGGGAAGACTTTGCAGCAGAAAATGAAATTACTGAAGCAGATAAAAAGGACTTCAATGAACAAGTCTTAAAGGCTACTGGTCGGAACGCAGATTTCTTAAAGGACTATGAAACCAGACAAGATAGAAGCGATGACAAAGCTAGAGATGACTTACGAGATCTTGAATTTCTTAGAGGTTATTTAACTAAAGAAGATCTAATTCCATATTCAGATACCATACGAGCTGAGTTCTTAGATCAAGTAACTAAAGGAGAAGACCTTAGAAAGTTTGATGATAAGTATACTGAAAAGATAGAAAAATTAATTGATACATCTATTACTGAATCACAAGGATTGAACTGGTTTAACAAAGGTGGTGATTTAGAGCTTGAGATGAAAGATATTATGGAGGCAGATATAGCAAGCATGACACGAGATCTCCTTACTCAGTACACACCTGAACAAGCTTACAAACAGATCAAAGATCATGTTAGAGCTAAGGTAAATGCTGATGGTAAGAATCTATATTTAGAAGAAGCTAAACGAGCAATCAAAAGTACCTTTGATAAAGGAACTACAAGAGAGTTTAGAAAAGACTTAGCAAAAGCTATGAATGCTTTAGCTTATAACCCATCTCAATCCGATAAGTTAGTAGTAGTAGATAAAGAATATTTAGATCAAGCTGAGAAGTATAGGGACACAGCTTTGCCAGGTGATCCAGTACCTGAAATATTCAACATGCTAGCTCAACATTTTCCTAACTTAAACGGATTAAAGTTCATGAATAATCAGATGATAGCAGCTGGTCTTAAGCCAGTAGAGGAGCCACAAATAGAACAAGATATAGATAAAGCACCAGCCAATCTAGTAAGGACATTACGATGTCAACCAACACAAACTGGTTTAGCTAGATGTTATGTCGAGGTGCAACGCCTAAAAGGTGAAGATGAAAATGGGTACCAAATGGATTGGAGTAACCCAGAGTTTCTCACTCCAGGTATTGAATACTAACCAAATAGAATTATGCCTACAAACACGGAACCCACGGGTCCAAACTTGGGCGCAATGGAGCGTGCCAACTATATAGAGCAACAAGTAGCAGCTGAAGAAAGTGCAGAACAGGTAGAGCAACAAGCCAGCTTACAGAACATGATTACTGAAGCTGGTGATATGGTTGCTGACATAGATGAAACTCTAAACAAGTTCGGCACTAAAGAAGAAAGAAAGGAATTCTACAAAACACGTCTAGAGAAAGATCCAAAGGATTACAACCTCGCAGATGCAGGTGAAGAATACGGTGCAGCTATTAAGAGTGCTGGTATTAAAACAATTGATTCAATCTTAACTTTACCTGAACGTCTAGCTGATGCAGCTCGTGGAGAAGACATTGATCCATCTAAAGGTTATACACCTGATTGGGATCCTCTCAAGAATGTAGAAGATCCAATCGTTAGAACTTGGTGGGGTAAATTCACTGAAGGTGTAGTTCATTATGGAACACTTGGTGTACCTGCTGCAGGGATTGCTGGAGCCGTTGGTGTACCTGCAGCTGGAGGATTAGCAACAACTGGTCTTACAGCTCTTACATCTACCTACACTGATGGAGATACTTTATCTGCAGAGATTGTAGAGAAAGCTCCATGGTTGGATGTTGTACTTGGACCATTCGCTACTAAAGATACAGATCATCCCTTATTTAAGAAATTCAAGAATGTCTTAGAAGAGATGTATATGGAGAAGCTTCTAGATGGACTGATGGGAGTTATCTGGAAAAGAGCTGGTAACTTACCAAAAGGAGATGAGATAGCAGCTGCAAGGAAAGCTAATGTTGATGCTCAAATAAAAGAAGCTGGACAACAAGAACTTGTTGAAGAGCGTATCTTAAGTATTGATAGACAGCTAGGTGGTGAAACTGTTGATGTTGATGTTGTACCTGATAAACCAGATATAACAGGAACAACAACAGCTGGAGCTTTACCAGAGGGTACAACTCCAAAACCTAAGCAACCTACTACTCAATTCAGAGGACATAAGAACAAACCATTCTCAGATCCATGGCAAGGTAGTCCTACTTCAACAGCTCCACCAGCTGATATACATAGACAATTAAATCAAATTGATACTGATCCAAGTGCTAAGGGAGGTTCAACTGACTCACCACTAACAGCTGCTCAATTACATCGCATGTCTACGGAAAATGGGATGCCAATTGAAGAGTTAGAGAAGATGGGTAAGGAGTTGTTTACTGATGCAAGACTTCAAGAGATAAAAGCTGAAGCTAAAGCAGCTAACAAAACCTTCAGACAATACTTCGAACCAGCCTACCAACGTTACAAAGAAATGATGGGTAGGAATTGGCAAGACATGAGTGCTGATGAGTTCTGGGGTCCACTTGAAGAATTAAGTAAGGATAAGCTAAGTGGTCATGAGATATGGGCTGCAGGTGAAAACCTATTAGCTGCTGATTTAGTTAACAGTGCTTTATTTAAAAACCTAAGAGATCATGCATTAGCTGCTAGAGAGATCAACAACTTTGGAGATGTCTTTGCAGTTGATGGTCCTATGAAAAAGATAGGAGATAAGTTAGTTATTGGATTAGGAAACGTCAAGAAGAGCCGATACCTATGGGGTGTCATGGGTCGGAAGATGAGAAAAGGTGTGACTGTTTCTGATACTGATGTAGCTAAGAGACTAGCTGATATCCAT